AAGAAATATCTATTTTAACATCTATGTACCCAGAAAATGCTCCTGAAAAATATAGAGCAGGATTAATAGACACAAAAACACACGAAGCTACTAAAGAACAAATAGCAAAGGATGTTAAAGTAAACTTAACAAAAGATATTAAACCTTATGATATTAGTCAATTGGGCACTACTGCTGCTAATATTAAAAGTAATATTGCGTCTAATAGAATTATGAATGATTTAGTAGCCGAAAAACAAACTTCAGTAATAACTACTGAATATAATAAAAAAGCTGACGCATTAAATAACGAAATAGTTGCTTACGAAAAAAGTATTGCTAATATCAAAGAAAAGAATAGTTCTTTATTAAAAAATTTAGAATTAGAACAAAAAACTGCTGGTGCAGATTTAGCTAACGCTAAAAAAGTATATGAAGATACTATCTCTAATATTGATAAGAAGAAAAAATTAAATGAAATTATCAACGAAGGAGATAAACAAGATTTAGTTAATAAATCCGAAGCTTATAGACTAGAAGTTGAACGCTCTAGACAACTTGCTGAATTAGCTAATAGTCCATTCTTTAAAGCAGCTAATGATTTCGTCGGTATCGTAAAAGATGACATGACAAAAGGCTTACTAGACTTAAACGAAGCTCTAGTAACCGGCACACTAACTATGTCTAATTTTACTGAAGGTCTAAGAGACTGGGCTTATTCATTAATTAAAGATATTCAAAAATCATTAGTAACTCGTACTATCGTAGAACCTATCACTAATTTCTTACAAAAAGGATTAGGTGATATGCTTAAGGACGCCTTTGGCATCGGTGGAGAAAAGAACCCTAATATAGACCCAGTAACTGGTAAAGAAAAAACTATTGCTAGTGCTATGGCACCTAACGGTGGAGTTAATGTTAACATTATTAGCGATCAAACTAAAGTTGCTTCTGCAGCTAATCCTACAGGTACTCCTGGAATAACTACCGCAGAAAGAACTAAATTTGAGGAGGAAAATCCAGCATTAACAACTGCAGCAGGTTATAACAATAATCCTGACACAGAAGGTTTACAGTCTCAAGCAGATGCTGCTCAAACAGCTATAAAATCTACTTCTTCTACTTTTGGTGAATTCACTTCATCCTTTGGTAACTATGGTGTAGCGTTAGCTGGCAGTTTTGCAAGTATACTTGCATCTGGTGGAGATTTCAAAACCAGTTTAGTAGGTATTTTTGCAAGCCTATTTGCTCAAATTGCTAAAAACATTGCAACTTCTGGTAGTTTAACTGGAGTAGCTGGTGGGGCTGGATCAGAAACTATTGGTGGTATTGGCAGCTGGTTAGGTAGTTTATTCAGTGGTGGAGCTTCCGCTGGAGGAGGAGCTGCAGCAAGCAGTCTTGCTTCTTTTGCCCCTGTATTCGTATCTTCTGGCGGTTCTATTCAAGCATTTAACTCTGGCGGTGAGGTACAAAAACACTTAGAATCTGTAATAGGGTTAGCTTCTGGCGGTCGTTCGGGTAGAGATAGTGTTCCAGCTATGTTAGAGCCAGGTGAGTTTGTAATTCGTAAGTCTGCTGCCCAAGCTTTAGGAGTCAATAAATTAAATGACTTAAATAACCATGGAGATAATGCTTCTTGGTTAAACAATACAAGACCTGCTAATATATCTGCACCTATAGCTCCTATGATTATGCCTATGCCAGTAGCAACTCCTGCAACATCAGCACCACCTAACGTATCGGTAAATGTGACTAATACAGGTACTCAACAAGAAGTACAAGGAAAACCAAATGTACGTATGAACGGACAACAAATGGTTATTGATATTATAACACGAGACTTTGCGAATAACGGACCAATTCGTCAGTCTATGAGAGGAAATAATTTCTAATGGTAGCTGTATACCCTACTGACGCAGTATATAATGTAAGTAATTTTTCTACTGTCGCCAGCACTCAATATAATAATACAAATACACAAACAGAATTTATTTTACCAGCAACTGTTACTGCTGTTGGCCAAATATTACCGTATTCAGATGGTGTGTTACAAGATGCTTCTACTTATGATTTAAGTGGTTATACTGGAGTTACTTATAGTAATGTAGTATTTTCTGGCCCTTTGTGGGCATCAAATTTAACACTAAAAGTTATTAGCGTGCCTAGTAGTTTCTTTGTTTGGGAAAACTATTTAACTACAGCTGTAGCTACTTTCTCAAACACTACTCCAGTAACTATAAGAAGTAACGTATATCTAGTTGATGGGATTAGAACTACTTTTGCACTACCTTTGTTATCGAATACAAGTAATAAAGATTCTATTATAGTTGCTAGAAGTGGTGTGTCTCAGAGTCAAAGTGAATTCATATTTCCTAGTGCTACACTAGATATTTACGGTATTGATATGTTAGAAGCACCTTTATCTAATGAAGTACTAGAAATCAGAGTATTTGATTCGGGCATACAAAAATATGTTCGTAGAAATGGTTTAAATGGTCGTAAAGCTGATAAAGGATATTCTTATACTAGAGAAGCTGATGTAAAAACTACTAAGTTTATTGCTGGGTATGAAAAACGAAGACTTAATACTAGACGTCTTCGTCGCAAATGGAATTTTACCTATACTAATATTAATGGTTTAGATAAAGAAGCTATAGATGCTTTTTATATGTCACGAAATGGTACTTACGAATCTTTTAGCTTTGATTTATCTCATTTAAATGAATCAGGTCTTGCGACCGTAGTATTTGATACACCACCACAAATAACAAATGTACTTGCAGGTTCCGCAAGTGATTTTGCACAAAATTACTATAATGTAACAATGCAGTTCAGGGAAGTAGATGATTAATGTCAGGACGTAATTACGATTTTATACTAACAGTAGGTAGCACTACGAATTTTGAATCATCAAATATTGTTATAGGGCTAAGTAGCAAAACTACTGGTCTTATTGTCAATGTTGATTCACAAGCATCTACTATTAAAGTTAAATTAGCTAATACTTATCAGGAATTTATTACTGGTGAAAGAATCATTAGTAATACTACTGTATACAGAGCTAATGTAGCTAGTGTTATTTATAACAATTTAACAGCAGTATCTGTTAATGGCAATAATTATATCGTTAATGGTACTACTAATACATTCTCTTTACCAGTTACTACACTAAACAATTTTTACAAAGATTCTATTTCTGTAGTAATTAATGGGTTTACATTACCTCAAACTGCTTGGACTTATCCAGCTATAACTTCTTTAGGTAATTATGGTATTACAATCCTACCTTTAACTTTTACTAAAGTTGCCTCTGCAGATTCCTCTAATTTAACAGCTAAATTAAGTGAAGTTGTCAAAACTAGTTACTACACCAGACCAGTAATAACACCTGGATCTCCTACTAACGATATAACAAATTTTCCAGGAATTGTATCGGATTTTAGTCCTTTATTATCTAATAACGATTTAAATATAGCGTTTGTAGGAACTACAGATGACGTTACTGAAAGAACTCTTTATTCTTATACTATTCCATCATCTAATACATCTAATGTAACAATTTCTATATCATACGGTGATATTACTTCGAGTCCGTTTTTTCCGGGTTATAAAATATCTGAAATTGAAACTGCTAATACTACTATATCTGCTATAAATGCTTCTACGTTTACTGCGACTAAAAATGCTCTACAACAAGCACCTTTGGTAAGATTATACACTTTGTATTATCCAGGAGAATGGTATCCAGCTAGACAAAGCGGTAATCCTGATAGTTCTGAGAATGACGTAGCGTATCCATGGCCTACAGGTTTTCCTGTGCGAATTGCTGAAATTAGAGGTGACTATGTTTCCGATATTACATATAGAGTTAATTTTGGTGGTGTAGAATACTCTCCTTACCCAATTAATAGTACTGGAATTAGCTTAGATAGTAGTGGTAAGATTAATGATGTTAGTTTCGTGGTATCTAATTTTGATGGTATGATAACAAATCTTATCGAAAATCCTTATTTATGCGGTTATAATAGTAGCAATAATACTACAGGTACTGTTAATGGTGAAATCGTATACAATATTGACGCACGCACTAATCCAGCTAACGTAGTATTTGATTCTTCTTATACTGATAGTTTGGGTCTAGGATATAACGTAGCTTGGAGTTATACAACAACAACTGCTATGGGCGATTCTTGGACTCCTTTAAAACAAGACACTAGAGACTTATTAGGCGGCATTGTAGAAATTAAGACTACTTTTGCTGACTTATTAGATTTTTGGCCTGAATATAGTAGCGTGTTAGAAAAAAACGGTACTTATGTTAAAGTACGTACAACAAGTCCTTATAGAGTTGGTGACGTAATACATAATGATGCTAATACTATGTCTGATTCTGCTGCTATTATTGAGCAAATAATACACCCTTATTTAGTAGTTAATAACTCTATTGCGTTAAATCCCGGAGATAACTTATATATTAAAAACCCTAATGCAAGTAGTGATGAATTTGTGCTTGATACGTTTAAAATAAATAATTTAGAAGGATTAGATGAGACTGCGGCTAAATTTAGCTTAACTTCTTGGTTACAATACTTCAAAAATGTACTTCCACGTCGTTCTTTCTTAAAGAACACATGTGTTTGGGTATATGGTGGAGAAGAATGTCAATATCCTAGAAATAATACTGAAATAGTACCAGGAACATCTAGAATGGCTAATGGGTGGTTTTATGCTAATAACGTAACAGCACCTTCTCAAGCCTTTGATGTATGCGCTAAAAATGATTTAGCATGTAGATTACGTAATAATGAGATTCATTTTTCTTCCTTCCCAGGAACTGGTGTGTCTGTACCTAGATAAAATGATTGAAAAATACTTAAATATTCAACATAATTATGAAGATAGTAATTGTTTAGCATTAATTTGCAGATTCTATGAAGAAGAATTGGGCATAAAATGGGAAGAAGAACGTAGGCTATTTAATAACTTTAAAATTACCGATTTTAAAGACTTAAGAAAAGTACCTGTTGAGAACGTCTTTACTCTAAAAAATTGGTTAAAAATTAATTTGACTTTTGTTCGCGAATTCGATATTATTGTATATACAAGGGAAAAAAGATTAAGTCACTTTGCTATGTACGTAGGAGACTACAAAGTTTTAGACCTAGTTGAAAATCAAAAATCCGTTTTAAGGCATTTTAATGATAACAAACGAAATAATATCGAAGGCTGTATTAGACATAGACAATTGGCTACCAAATTACCTAAACTTACCTTATAAACATTTAGGCAATGATCGTTCAGGTATTGATTGTTTTAACTTATGTGTTTTAGTGTATAAAGAAGTACTGAATATAGAAATACCTTATACTACTCAAAATAGTGGTTGCGACGTAGCAACAAATTGGTATGATAGTAACTTAACTGCTAATATTTTAGTGGATAGAGCTAAACCTGAATGGGGTTGGGATATTGTTTCAGAGCCTAGGTCTTTCGACATAGTCTTAATGTCAATTGGAGCTACAAGCGCGCCCAATCATTGCGCTTTATTCTTAGACAATAAAATACTCCAAATTATGGAAGGACGACTGAGTTGGATTTCTAACTATAAAAGATATCATAAACAATACACAGTTAAAGTAGGAAGATGGAAGAACGATTTCAAAATTTAAAATCAGATATGTCAAGACACAGCCTCACAGATTACCCTGCTGAGGCTTGTGGTATTATAACTACAGAATTTACTTACATACCTTGTAAAAATATAAGTCCTCAGCCTAAAAAATCTTTTATTATTGATCCTGTGGCGATTTACGAAAATGAAGATAAATTATGGGGATTTTACCACTCTCATCCAGGTGATGAAAATCCACTACCTAGTGAACAAGATTTACATGCTACTATATTTAAAGAATACAAATTCGTAGTCGGTTTTAGAGATAAATTTTATATCTATTGGTTAGATAAAATTTTAAGATATGAACCATTTGAGATTAAACATTTAAATGTACAAACTAATCCTATCTAAACCCCTTCAAAAATTTACTAACAATGTTAGAGAAGTATCTATAGATGGTGATAGTTACTATAATTTATATAGTAATTTAACTAATCTATTTCCTGATCTAAAACGAACTACTGATGAATTAAAATTTAATAAATATGGAGATATTTGGTTTTTAGTTGACGGTAAAATTTTATCTATGGAAAAGATATTTTTACAACCAAAAAAGAATGTTGATATAGTTATTGTACCTATTATTGCTGGTAGTGGTGAAGATGGACTAATGATTGCCGTAGGTGTAGCTTTGATTGCCGTATCTTTAGTTTTGATGCAACCGCATATTGCCGCTGCTATAGCTGTTGGTATGTCAGGATTATCAGCTGGTGCCGCTGTAGGAGCCTCTCTTGCGGTTACTGCCGGTTTGATGGCTACTTCAGCCACAATAACTACCATTGCAGGTTTTGCTCTATCTATGGGTATTGGTATGGTTCTTTCAGGTGTACTAGCGGCTACTGCACCGAAAGGTCAAAAAAGCACGGCTAGTGACACAAATTCAAGGCGAAATAACGATTCATTTGAAGGATTAGACAATACAACATCAACTCAAACAGCTATTCCTTTAATTTATGGGCATCACAGAGTTCCAGGACAATTTATTAGTGGCAAAATTAGAACTATTAACCACGATAGATCTACGTTCGTTAGTGTTGCAAATTACATTTAATGATTACAGTTCATTTTCCTAAATATCTCCAATCTTTAACTGATGGAGTAGAAAAACAAAATTTTGACACACAATCCATTTCCGTAGTATTGGATGGTATTAGATTATTATTTCCGAAATTAGCTTTGTATATTACACAAATTGTTAGTCAACAAGTTCAAAGTTTAGTATATTTCATAGATAAAGATTCTAAAAAAATAATACCACATACTATAACTAATTCTACTAAAAGTACTAATTTAGTTTTCATTATTACTATTTACGGCCAGGGAGAAGATGCCGCAGGTATCGCTATTGGTGCAGCTTTAATTGCAGCAGCATTCATACCTGGTCTGCAAGGTGTAGCTATAGCAGGATTATCTTTAACTGGATTTATGATGAGTACTGGTATTAGTATGGTTTTATCTGGAGTTTTAAATGCTTTAGGCACAAGACCTAGCTCTAATCCACAAGGTACAACAGATACTCCAGCTAGAAGAAATAATGATTCATTCGAAGGATTAGTAAATACAACATCCACAGACACTCCTATACCTTTAATTTACGGACACCACAGAGTATCAGGACAATTTATTAGCGGTAAAATTAAGACTATTAATCACGACAGAGGGACATACATTAGTGTTGCAAACTATATTTAAAGAATTTTATTTAATAAATGGTAAAAAAATACCTAAAATTTACGGAAGTAAAGGCTCTAAAGGTTGTTTTGCTCCGTCTACTCGTGTGTTAACTACAACAGGCTACAAACTAATTAAAGATATTAATATTGGTGAATTAGTAGCTTCTTTCAATCATACGGGAGACATAACATATAATAAAGTTATTGCTATTTTCCGACATCTTTCTGAAGAAGTAAGTAAAGTTGAATTGTGGAATGGTACAATCCTATTCGTTACCAATAATCACTGGTTCCTGACTGAGGATAATTCCTTTAAAGAACTACGTCATTTTCACGCAGAAGAAGCGTTTGTAGGCGTTAATAATAGTAAATTACCTATTAAATCTATTACTTTAGATATTACATCCTCAGAAGTATATAATTTAACTGTTGAAAATAATCATACCTATATTGTAGAAGATATTTTTGTACATAATAAAGGTGGTAGTAAAGGTGGGGGTAGTAGTAATCCTACAGAAGCAAACGATAATTTGTTTGCTACTGACTTACTATACGTACTAACAGCTATCGGAGAAGGTCCAGTATATAGAATTAACTCTAATGGTCCACAGGATATTGAGTTAAACGAAGGACCTATTGATGATTTTATCAATTTGACTGGTGATGGATCTATAAATACTGATTTATTTTATTATGCTTATAATACTGGTACTTTAAATCAAGCGCCACTTAGAGTGTTTGGTACAGAATTAGTAGTACCACAAAGTTTAAATAATCCAGTAGTTCTACGAAAAGGTGATAGATCTGGTATTCAACCTGTTAGTGTACAGTATATGGCTACTTCTACAGGAACTACCTGGGATGCTTTAAGTTTCAAATTTAATTTACCTACTCTAGCCTTTATGGATAATAATGGTAATACAAATCCTTGGAATGCTACTGTTCAAGTTTTCGTGTATGATAGCACCAGTACAGAATTATTAGTTGAAGCTACTCGTACAATTTCTGGTAAAGCTTCTGGAAACTATAAATTTAGTGTGGATATTATTATACCTGAAAAAAAGCGTTCTGCCTTAGGTTATAGATTTACTGTTCAAACTTCTGATAATGATCCTAATACTGCTAAAATGTTAAATAGTATTACATTTTATGGTTGGGATGAGATACAATATACAGAAAGATCTTATCCAAGAACTAGTTTAGTTGGTTATGTCGTTAAAGCTACTGGAGAATATTCTGGTAGAATACCTACTATTACAAGTATGATAAAAGGCTTACTATGTCGTGTGCCTTCTAATTATAATCAACCTATTCTAGAGAATGGAGAAATTGATTGGCGACAAGTAGAAGTAACTGACGCTTTACGTGCCTCCAAAGGTTACTATTTACAAAAAACTGGTAGTACTGTGCAGACAGAAATGAACCCTGTTATTTATGATAATCTTTGGGACGGTAGTTTTGTGTACAATTGGACTCAGAATCCAGTTTGGGTAGTATTTGATTTATTAACAAATAAAACATACGGATTAGGTATTAATTTAGAAAATATTGATAAATATAATTTTTATAAGATAGCTCAATATTGTGATGGTGTTGACCCAAAAACAGGTAAATTTGTCGGTGTTTCTGCTACTGCAGATGGTAGCTGGAGATATAAACCACGTAACACTTACACTAATACTAGAGAAATTCTATTAGGATTACCTAACGGTACTTTAGTACAGGAACGTAGATTTATCTGTGACATACTATTAAGTAATAAAAAACAGGTTATGGATACTATTCAGCAGATTACCGCATTATTTAGAGGTATTTTATACTACAGCGCCGGTAAACTATCTTTAAACGTAGATATGCCAGATGAATTACCTATGGCTGTATTTAATGAGACAAATATTATTGATGGATCATTGGTTATTAGTGGTACTAGAGAAAGTGATATTATTACTGGGTGTGAAATTAGCTTCATTGATCCATTAAATCATTATAAACGCGAAATTGTTAGAATAGATGATGATGGTATACTACGTGAAGTTAATCATATCGAAAATGTTAAGCAATTAGATTTAGTAGGTTGTACTAGGCGTAGCCAAGCTACTCGTTTTGGACAATATCTATTAGCAAGTGGTAAATATTTAAGAAGAAAAATTACGTTTAAATCTTCTGTCGAAGCTATTCATTTAACAGTAGGTGATATCGTATCCGTAGCTACTAAAGTTACAGGTACTAATTGGGGATTTGCGGGTAGAATATTTGATGATGCTATCATAGGTAATAGTTATTTATATTTAGAACATTTTACTTCTCCTGGATTATCTAATTCAATTTTCACATCTAACACCAAACCTTTGGCTTTACGTGTTATTAAACAAAATTCAGATAGAGTAGACTATTACCTATTAAGCAATGTTGATTTTAACTTAATAAATACTGGAAACGTAGTTTCTGGTTACGATGTAGCTCGAGTTGGTGCTGTAACTAGATATAATCCAACTTCTCGTATTTTTGATGCTGGCGTACATACTTGGTCTGCAAATAATGTTCCATTAAAAAATGACTTATGGACTTTAGGAGAGGTTGATCCCAACAATATTTTTACTTCTCAGTCAGATAAATTATTTAAAGTTACTCAAATACAGCGTGGTGATGATCACGATATTGATATTAGTGCTATGGAATACATTTCCAACGTTTATGTGGATTCTGAGGCTTCTATTTCCTACACTCCGGTAGTATACCAAGATGTAAGTAGTGTATTAATCACTCCCCCAGCACCGACTCTTGATTTAATTTCTCGTCCTGTTAGAGCAGCTGATGGTACTATTTCTTACGTAGTAGATCTTAATTCTTCTACTGATACTTCAGGTTATCCTATTAATATTCAAACTAAATTTGATATATCCTATCCTGATACTATGATTGATATTATTGGTATTAATGAGCCTTACTGGCACCCAGAAGTATTAGCATATCTTGACGTAGTATCCTCAAATGGGTATAGTGTTTCGGAAACACGCAGTTTATTACTGAATGATTTTATAGGTTCATTAAAACAAAATTCTCTGTATAATTCCATTGACGAGTTTTGGATTCATGCTGGAGAAAATGAATTTCAAGCTCTATTAGGCTTTAAAAGTTTAGTGTTAGGAACAGCCGTTAATACTCCTGTTTTTACAGCTAACACAGGTTATCGTTTTGACGGTTCGACTACTTACGTAGATTCTGGCTGGAATGTTGCTGTACGTGCAAGTTCTATGGTTTACGATAACATGCACGTAGGTATTTATGAGCGTACCGTAAATCCCACAACTAGTAGATATCTTATGAGTTCTTATAGTGCTACGACTCTTAATAGAATTTTTCTAAATCCTAGAAGAACTACCAGTTTATCGCAATTTATTCTGGCTACTGGTGCTGGTCAAAGTAGTGCTACAGGCGGCTCAGGTCTTTTTGTAGTTACTAAAACTGGCCCAACTGCTAATGCTTATCAAAACGGCGTAACAAGGACTGTTTCAACTCCTCCTTCGACATTTGGTACTGCATTACCCACGGGTAATGTAATATTTGGTGGTTTTATAACACCACCTGCAGCACTTAGCCTTGCTAAATCCGGTAATACCGCTTTCGCCACCATAGGAGCTCACATGACTGCGGAGCAGAATAATACATATTTCGAAATTGTTCAATCTTTATTAACTAATATAGGGGCAGCTGTTTAATGACTTCACTTTTTCTACGTGCTACAAACGTATCTTCTTTTTCTAACACTGCTCCTGCTTATTTAATGGGTAAAAACGGATTTAACACTGAATTAGGCACAATTCCCGTATTAGTATCTAGTATGTCAAAAACTGATTCTGATACTAATATTCAGTTTACTATCAGAGGTTTAAATGATTTAGTTGACACTAATACATTACCTACTCACGTACACGTACTTAATAACAACGTATTTTCTAATGTAGTACAAGTTTCTTATAGAGTTAGATTACGAGATACTGATTTAGCACCTCAACAAGTAGCTTATGTTGATCCTTACAGCTATGTTACCAGTAATGTTGAGAGTTTTGACCTAACTACAAATACTTTAAAAATTAAAAATGTAATTGCTTCAGAAGATTTATTCTCAAAATTACCTGATCCTCCTTTTTATCTTAATGTGTATCAACCATTAGCTACCAATAGCTTTAACGATAAAGCTATATATATTACAGGTACAACTAAGCAAGTAATTAATTATTTTGATATTACTAATGCAACAGGTACTTATACTGCTAATTTAGTGCATAAACCAGAAGATTCTAGTTTTATTAATTTGTACCTTGATAATAGATTGCAAAGTTCTTCTGTATTTGACTGGGATAATAGAGCTAACATATCAGTTACTTTAGACAATTCATATGTTAATCTAAAAATAACTACAACTATGTATACCGTTCCAATAATAGAAATGGGCGACAATATATTTATTGCATATAACAATGTATATAGTATTGCTAATGTTAGTTATATTTCTAATACACCTAAATATAATTCTGTATTATCCGCAAATAGTATTTATAGAGTATATTTAACTGATAATCTTAATATTAATGCTACTTCTTTTAGCGCTACTAATATTAGTCCTAATCCTTATGGTTCTATTGGTAACGTATTGACCACTAATAACACCTTTACACTAGACTATAATGAGAATACTTACCCAGGTAATTTTCATTTAGCAAATAATGCTGTCTATAAATTAGTTAAAGGAGATCCTTATGTACCGTTAACCTTGAGTACTGGAAGATCTATATATAATGTTCCTAGAGGTTTAGTTAGTATTAGAGCTCAAAATATTAATTCTGCTGGTCGAAAAAGTCCATATACTATTAAATCAATCGTTGTTGATGAATTAACTTTACCTTCTGTCGAGAATTTAGCAGTTACTGAAAAATTATATTATGATACTAGTCAAGGCGTTGTCTGTAGAGCCATCATATCTTTTGATCATGATAGTTCTAGCGAAATTTTAGCTTATGAAATTAGCTACAAAATAGAAGGTGAAACAACTGGTTTATCTAATTATCACACAGTTCAAGTACCTGCTTCTGGAGTAGATGCTACTAATAGAATTAACTACATTATTAATAATATTGAACGTGGTCGAACATCAGGAGTTAATTATTTAGTAGTTAAAGTGACTCCTATTAATGCAGATTTAACTGGTATTACAAAAAATATTATTCACACAGTTATAGGAAAATCAGCAATTCCTGCTAATGTTCAGACATTTAGTTACGCTCAAAATTCTGGTTTATTAACATTATTTTGGACTTTTGCACGTAATTCTGATGGAACTTTATTAGATTTGGATTTACAAGAAGTTGAAATTAGACGTTATAGAGGTGCTGTAGACACTAGTCAGTATACTACTATTTGGAATTTAGCCACCCAAATATCAAAAATGGCAATTCCAACTGAACTATACGTCTCTAACATTGACGTGTACGGCGACTATACTTATTTAATCAAAACTAGAGATACAAGCCGTAATGAGAGCGACACTGTTATGGGATTCTCTATTAATTTAACTAGACCTAGTTCTTTAAATTCTTATCGTTCTTGGTCTGAGGATGATCCTGCTGCTAATGACGCTGTAGCTTACATGACTAACAATAACTACGCAGAGTACTATTGGCCTAGTTTTGCTAATAGTGATAACGGCGGATTTAATTATGCAGTAGATGATCCAATTACTCCCGGTGTCGGTCCTTCAACTTTAGTTGAAAATTCTAATGGTTTTAGTAGTGGTTTTACTGTTTCTGTATCTGCTAATGATTTAGCTTTATCTTCAAACGGTTATTATCAAACATCATTTAGAGACATAGGAACTACTGTAACAGGTAAAATTAGTTTAGATGTTAATGTCACTAGTATTCTTGCTTCTACTTGGCTATCCATGAGAGAAAATTTAGTGTCTTATGTATCTTCAGTAAGTCCCTCATCAAATGTGTTATGGGATTCAGGTAGTGATATAGGTACTTTATTAACTAGTAATGGTGCTGTATATGATTCTATTAATAAGACTTTAATAAGTACAGATTCATATGGTAATGTTTACGCTATTTGGAATTCTGGGCAGTTTGCAGGTGACGTTTCTAACGCTAATTGTTTTGCTCTTATTGCTGGAGTAATTAATGCTAATGCTATTGCTATTGGAGCTGTATATAATGCTGGTGGTGTTCTTACTACTAGTAACAATTTTGGTAATGTTACATTAAAAGCTTCTAGTTATCAATTAGTTAATCTAAAACAATGGGGGGATCCTGAAGGTTTAGGTACTTGGGCAGGACCAGATTCTGCTATTGGATATAACTTAGAAATTCGTTATTCTACTGATAATGTTTATTATCCAGTTAATAACACTAACGTAAATGTTAGTGCTATTACTAGTGGAGAGTCATTTATCACTTACAATAACAGCGAATTAGAATTTAGATGGTTCCAGCTGAAATTGAATATATTCAATTATACTCCTTCTTTAGCGACTGCTGTGCTAGATAAATTTAGATATAG